AGCCTAGCTGCCGTAACTTGGGCAGGGGATTCCGTTGCCGTGGGGGCAGGGAGTTTGGTTACCTGGTCTGCTTGGGCTACTGTGATTTTTGTGTAGCGTTGGGCATCAGGTTTAAGCTGGCACTCCTGCACCAGTGCATACTCCGTGTCATTGATGTGGCGTAGCGGGGTGAACAACAACTCCATAGTATCCGCATTGTCATCGTAACGGATGTTGGTAACCACGTTGTCTAGGTCTTCTCCATTCGCAGCTAAGTAAGACAAGTAGCTTTCAAAAGGATGGGTGTTGCCACTACCCTTACCAAACAATGACTTGGCAGGAATATTAAATTGGTAAATATCCCCTGAGCTATCACCCTCTACCAGTAAAGATATACGCCGTTGGTAACGACAGGCTTTACTTCCGTTCTCTCCAGAACCTTTGATGTTCTGTGGGCAATCAGCACAGTTAGCGTGCTGTGCATCGGTAGCAGCTTCTTCTGGCTTGTCACCCATGTTAGACCAACAGTTGGGTAGCGTTGCATCTTTGTTGGCATCGTACTTTTCTTTGTAGTAGATGCGGGACACACTGGATAGGGCCCATAAAATCAGGACATTTATTTCGCCCCGTAAAGCATCCCCTATTTGTTCACCGTTAACGAGGCGCTTGAAAGTACCATTGGTGTTGGTCTGGATACGCCTACTTCCGATACCCCCAGATCCCTTGGCTAGTTCTTTGGATAACGCACTAGGGGTTCTGCCCGCCCCTACGACTACATCATCCTGCTTAAAAATAGATAGGTCAGTATTCATTGTGTACTCCTTATTTGGTGGTGGGTTTTCTAACTTGGACTGTATAGGCTTTGTCAGAGTTCAGCCCAAGGGGTAGTAGGTCTGGGTTTTCCGTTAAGAATTCTTCCATTGAACGGGTGTTAATCCTTTTTTCTAAGAGGTGTGCGGCGTTATGAGCCTGGATGAAATCGTATAGAGCGGCCCAATCGCTAGTCCAGTACTTAGTACGAACTGTGCGATAAAACGTACCAAACTCTGTACGAACTGCTTCACTGTTATTAACTTTGCAATGTTCCAACAATTCGTTAGAGACTAATTGGAACTGATCTTTCAACGCCGCTATGTTTTCCTTGTGTTCCGTTTCTTTGTCTTTGATGCATTGGCGTATCTTTATGTAGACTTTGACAAGTTCATCTGGGCTAGGAGTAGTCATTGGTATGTGCCGTTATTTTTCTAGTAGGGTTAGGGAGCATAACACCCTGTTTGACAAAGTCAACCACATTACATTAATTCTTCTCGATAGAGTTGAATTATTTTATGATGGTTAGTTATATTGCCCTGTAGCATTTTGTATAGTCTCGCTTCCACGGGGCTACCCTCTATATGAACCACGGTCATCGGGTGCTCTTGGCCTGGTCTATTGATCCGTGCGTTAGCTTGCAAGTATGTCTCTACGCTAGTCACTGGCGCATACCAGATGATAGTGTCGGCGGCAGTGAGAGTAAGCCCATGCGATGCTGCTTGTGGCTGGATGATTAAAACCTTGGGGTCTTTTTCGGTTTGAAATTGGGAAACAATATCAGTGCGTTTATTGACAGGAACTTTGCCATTTATAATTGCAGTTGGTATGTTTTTCTTTGCCAAGAACTCCGACAGTAAAGTTATAGTGTGGGTGAACGGAACAAAGACTAAGACTTTGTTGGAGGATTCGTCGATGACTTCCAGTATGACTTGCAGTCTGTTACTAACGTCGAACTCCAAGACACTTTTGTCATCAGTGTAGACTGCTCCCCCCGATATTTGCAGCAGCTTGTTCAACTGGGTCGCCGCATTGACTGCGCTTACTTCTTCCCCCGCAGCTTCTAAGACCATGTCTTTCCTCAGTTTTTGGTAGTACTTGTTTTGTTGGGGGGTGAGGGGGGCTTCTCGTTCGGTGTAGGTGAGAGGGGGCAGATCAAGGCACTGTGCCCTTTCAAAACGTATAGCGGGCTGAAGAACTTTATGCACGGTCTGCTGGGCATCTGGTTTAGGAGCCCACTTATATTGGGTTACCTTATACATAACATCGTCCCTAAACCTACCAAAGTAAGTAGGGGTATTCTCAGGGTTGACTAGCTTGGCTAAACCAAAGGCATCCACGGGCGATTGTGCTGCCGGTGTACCAGTCAACATCCATAACCAGGGGACTTTAGCTACAATGTCCCGCAGTACTTTCCATCTATTTGTCTGGGCATTTTTGTAAGCGTTGGCCTCGTCAACTACTACCATATCAAAACCACCGGCCATGATTTCATCCTTGATAACCGCAACACCGTCAAAGTTTATGATCACAAATTCTGAACCCGCGCTTAATATTTTCTTCCTTTGTGTTGCCGAACCATGCGCTACCGAACAGCTGCGATGCATGGCAAATTTAAACAAGTCTTGTTGCCATGCTGACTTCATAATTGACAACGGACATAACACAAGTATGCGTTTGATGTACCCCTTGGTAAGCAAGTAATCCGCTGCCCAGATAACAGACGCAGTTTTGCCAGTGCCTTGTTCGTTGAAACAAAAAGCTTTTTTATTAAGAGTTAGAAATGAGGAAGTGACTTCCTGGTGTTTGAAAGGGGTAAGTTTACCCGTCCATTTGTAGTCTCGGTTAATGGGTGAGGGCACATCTACCACTCGTAGCTTGCATAATTGTTGTGCTTCTTCTAAGCCCCAATGCACTGCCACTTCGTACACGCCGTTACTTTTAGAAAGTACCCGACTCTTCTTTATTTTTTCCGTGACTAAGTGCGGAGTTTTTGTGTTTAAAACCAATGCTTTGTTTTGTATTACTTCCATGGGTTAACCCTTACCTCGGCTGCTGTATACGTTGTCTTGTTCGCTGTCAAACAAGGGTGTCAATTCGTTAGCTAAACCTACCGCATCCATAGTACCAACTTCTAAAGGTCCATCAGCGTCTTCGTATACAGGTACATCAAAATCAACCATAGACATTGTGTTGTTAAACTTAGGAGCTTTAACATTGCACTGATAACTATTCCACAGGAACTTACGCTCCCCACGTATATGTTCTCTTACTATACTTTCACCTGTTGGGGTCACACGGGTATGCGCTTCAACAAAATGTATTATCTTTTTTCGATGTCCGTTCAGCGTTGTGACATATTCTCTATCTCTAAAGTAATGTTTTGTGTCTTTGGTATCCACACAAAAGGTCATTCGCAAATCGTTCTTCTTTGTCTGCACCGTCCACATTTGGTCACGCTGGGTCCAAAAGTTAAAACACGCACAAAAAATACCGCTGTGTAAAAGCTCAGTGTGCTTATTAATTCTTTCATCAGGGGGGAATAAGTTAGGGTGCGCCCAACTCTTACGCGTATACGATGTAACACGTTCAGAAGGTCTTCCTTTTATAGCTGGTACTTTTACTAACTGCTGATTCACCCAACGTAAAGTTCTTACTTCTCCTTCACTGCTTACGGCTATAAAATAATACATCCAAAAATTCTTACTTTTAATTGTGGTGTTTTTTGAAGCAGGGATGCTTATGCCTATTTTATAAACAACATCCTTAGTGGGTTCTACGTAGTAAGGAATAGTTTTATACTTAAAAGCGTAGAAAAAGGTAGGTGCTGTTAGGTCTTCATCATCGGGCCAAAAATTGTTGGTAGCCACAAACATAATACCGGGGAACTTTTCCGGCACACACACATCAGACTTAAGTACATCACCCATACCTATCCCCGCAGGAGGCACAAAAGCACCTAACTTTTTAAGCCCTTTAATGTTTACTGTGGCATCCCATGAATATTTACTTGTTGCTCTGGACAACTCTTTAAAGTTTTGGTCTAAGTTCTCCAAGGTTTGTTTTATTGTTTTGGTTCTACCCTTCTTGTATTTTTTACGGCGCTTTACTGGCGCAATCCCATCGTTCTTAGTGAAATAATTAAAAAACTTCTGTAGGTAAAAGTTTACTATGTCCCGAATACTTTTGGTCATGCTTTGCATACGATATTCCTCACAGTAAATGCCTTGTCTTGTACAACTCTCAATTACTTTCTCCTTGGGTAGCGGCTTTCAGTGCAAGTAACCCTTGCAAGTAGTAATTTTTATAATCACCCTCCCATTGGTGTGTACCAAAATGGGTACATGTATGGGCAATATCAGCGTAGACTTTTATGTTTGCAGCCCTTAGTTTATTGCAGATTTGGATGTCTTCTGAGATCAAGTGCCCCCCTATTATTTGGGTATTGCAAATCATCCGCTGGTTGTCACCATAGCTAGGACTAGCATCTCGTAGGGTTTGAAGCGCGTGCTTAGACAGCCGCAAAAATCCAGTGCCTATAGCTTCCACTTCTAAAAGTTTTAAGCTTAGATCGTAGTGGTGAGCGTCAACCTCATTGGGGCGTATATTGTAGCCCTCAGTTTGCTTCTTGTTACGCACGGGTATACCCACGGCATCGACGGGGTGACTAAGTGCACCAAAAAAAGCCTCGGCAGTGAAACCTTGGTCCCCGTCTATAAAAACTAACTCGTCTACTTGTTTTTCGTAAGCAATAGTCATAAGGGAATTTCGAGCTATGTGCAGTAACGAGTCGTACATCCAGTACTGCAAAAATAATTCACAGTTGTTCTTCGCCGCTAACCTAAATATTTCCGCTATACCTACGGAAAAGTCACAGCACACCCTGCCATCGTGGGCTGGTACGGCCACCAATACTGTTTTTTGTTTCTTACCCATATTGCCCCCGATGTGGAACTAAATACTCATGTATTTCTTTTTTATTAAAAACGATAGGCCGCCAATCAGTCTTGAAGTGGTTGCTTTTGCCGATGTTGCAATCGTCACACAGCACCTGCAAATTAGAAAAACACAAGGCCAGTTGAGGCGTGCGTGACTTGGGTATGATGTGATCTACATGCACCACTACGCCGTGTTGTTGTGGGGTACGGTTGCAAATCGCACACCGTGCTTTGTATGCTTCCAAAACTTGCATCCGTAAGGTCCGCCATTCCTGTTTTATATCTTTGTTGTTGTTCCAGCTTTCTGGTTTTATGTCGTCATACTCTATATGCCGCCAGTGAAGTTTTTTCATTTCCTCAATTACTTCATTAGGGTGGACACCGTGAGCCGACCTCCACTGGACCTGTTCAAAAATATCCCATTGCCAATATTCAATGGGGGGCGCACCTTTTATAAGTTCGTGAGTAAACCCTTTGGTGGGTTCCTCGTTAAAAATTGCTCGGTATAAATCTTTTAACAAACTTAAATGGACAGTAGAGTACTGGGGTGAACCAGGATTTTTTAAGGTGTGGATCAATGGTTCATTGAGGTAGGTACGCATAGTGGAGTCCCACTTAGACTCCCAACTCCTATCGGGTTGATGCCCTTTTGACCACCAATCTACGTTACATCTAGGAGCCTTTTCTCTCCCGTGCTGTGCAAAAAGATTTACACTGTTTGGATCACAAAGTTGATGCATATTTAACTCCTGTTGTGTTCACAACTAATGACGGGACAGTACGCACAAAGCGGACCACTGATTGCATTCCACACCCCTGATTCTTCGGCTCCTGCTAACCTGTCTAGCTCAGGCATAAACCCCGCAAAGTAGGAATCCCGCATTTCAGCTACATGTTCCTTATGGATGAAGTCATTACTCACGACAAAAGCTAACGCTGATTTTATTTTGGTGAGGTGAGGGTAGTGAACAAACAAAGCCGCAGCTACCGCATCTAATTGTTTAGTGTCGGCGTACCTAGAATTTTTGCTAGTCTTGTAGTCGATGGACAAGGCGGTGGTATCGCGCAAAATAACAAGGTCAGCTATCCCTCGCCACCACACATCTTCGGCAAAAAATTTGGTAGGTTTATAACCCGTGTCTGTTTTGGCTACGCCCAGTTTCAACTCGGTCAATTTATCCCCAGGCAAAGCGTCTATGCTGCTCATTAGCCCACTCAGGAAGCGGAACCGTGAAGGCAACGGAGTACCCTCCTTAATATATTCCTCGGCGGCACTGTGCACTTCTGATCCATACACCGTAGCTACGCTACCAGTGTCTTTGACATCCCTCAGTATTTTCAAGTGGTGATACTTCTTAGGGCATTGCCCAAATGTTTTAAGACTGCTATAGCTCCAAGCTGTCATAGTAATCCCATCTTGATTAATTCTTTACGGTTGGCTTCGTGTTCGGCTTGAATCTCTTTTTTACTTTGGCCCACGTACGGGACAGCCAACTTTGCTTTAAGTAATATTTTCGCAATAGTTCCTTTTCGCGTTCTAAACTCACCCAAGTACCGGCCAAACTTTCCTTTCTCTGTCGTTCTAAGAGGATAGACTTGGTTGATTTTGAGGTTTTCTTGGACGCATTGTTTGGCGAGTAAGCCATGTAATTTCTCCTGTTCATTTCGCGTGCGACATTCGGGAGCATCGACACCAGCAAAACGAATACGCTGGTTACGAAGCCAGCAATCAAAACCCAAATCAAT